TCCTGAAGGTGGATTAAACGCAAAAGGTCGTGCATCTTACAATGCAGAAACTGGTGGCAATCTAAAGGCTCCTGTGAAATCAGGTGTTAATCCTCGTAGAGTTTCATTTGCAGCTAGATTTGCAGGGATGATGGGGTCAATGAAAAAACCAAATGGTGAACCTACTCGTAAAGCATTAGCTCTTAAAGCTTGGGGATTTGGTAGTGTTGAAGCAGCCCGTAAGTTTGCTAACACTCATAAGAAATCATAGGTTATTTGATTTATGTTTCTTCTAAAATTGCTTTACCTGCTTCAGATAATGGGCGCGCATAAATTCTTAATTTTTTACCTGTAGTAGGGCATACAAAAGTAACGCCTGCATCCAAGTAAGATTTAATCACTAATTCAATTGCTCCATGTTCATCTGGACTTGCTCCAATTACATGGGGTTCGTCATAATCAAATTGCATACAGAAATCGCAGCCTATTAATGGTTCTTTACCCTCTGGTATGTTTGCTTTCTTTTTACTTGCTTTTGCCATTGTTAAAATTTTTATGGGTTTCTTCTATTTGGATTAAATATTCTCTTGCTCTTTCTACTTTGTATTGTATTTTTAAAATATCATCTTCGTTTCTATCTACTTTGTATAACAATACTCTTTCTGCGATGTCTATGTCATCAAACTTCATGTTAAACTCTATTTTCATAGCCTCCCTTACAAATTCTGGGCTTTCTTCGGAAATAACATCCATCTTTTTTAAGAGATAATACTTCTCTTGCTCAATAATATTATCTGGCGTATTTGATAAACAGTAGGCTATACTGCCTGAAATAGCACCTGTAAGCCACATATAGGACATTATTTGCCAATAATATAGATTATCTAGCTTGTCTGGTAAGTTGCCTAGAAATGTCCACAAATCATAACTAGACTTAACATCAATAATATGGTTGCCGTCAATAATATCGGGTAATCCTGTAATAAAATCATTCTTAAATCTTTCTTCATTCTTTTCTAATGGCTTTTTCAAGTATTCCGATAGCATTTCAATAGAATTACCTTCTACTTCAATACCCTTTTTCATTTGTTTGGTTTGAATATCTCGTTTGCGACCATACTTTTCAGTAATATAAACATCCAATAAATGTTTCTGTGCTGTTTTAGAAAGTAACCCCGCTTCTTTATCAGCTTTAGATACGGGTTCGGTCATTAAATACCCCACAGAGCTTGCTCGTATTAGGGATTCATTAAAATTTATCATAGTTAAAATAGTTTTCCCTGTTGTTCAAAATAATCCGAGCTTAAATTAAAATTCTTTCTCATTGCGTTGTATGTTTCAAACCACGCGCGCGCTTGCGACTTTGCCATACGCTCAATTCTTTCACAATACTCAATGGCTTCTTGCCTTTCTTTCATTATCCAATAACCTTTGGCATCAGATAGAATCATATAACCTTTTTTGATCCTTAAATCACGAATTACCTGCCTTATCTTTCTTAATGTTGATTCTCTTCTATCTATTTCGTGAACAGGGTGGCTACCCAACCATCTTTGTGAGGCGGCAATCTCTTGTTGTGTTATTCTATGGTTACAATTAAATATTAAATTTATAATACATTGCTCATCATCAGTAAGTAGCATTATTTTATAGTTTTAAGTTTATTATTGTAATGTTCTAAAATCTCTGAATTACTTTTAGCCATCAACTCCCAAGCCTTTAATTCTTCCTCTGTCTTGCAGGCATCTATAAATTCTTTTGTTTTTTCAGCTAAAGATTTTTTTGATTGAGTAGGAATAACCTCTTCGGTAATTTGCTCATTGTTAAAATAACCCAAATCTTTTAACCTAACTACATTTTGTTTATGGTAGTCCTCAACAAGCTCACGAGCAATGTCTAAAGCCTTATTAGCTGACTCTCCTTGGTTAATGGCAAACTCAACTCCTATTTTTTCAGATGAATAATTGCCTAAATTAAATGTTCGTTGGTAAATAATGGTTTGTATGTGCATAAAATTTATTTATATCTTGTAACAGCGGTTTTTTCGTTTGCGTATTTTATTTTAAAAATCTTGTGAGCTTGGTCTTTTTTTCTTCTTAATAAAGAAACCATTACCATAACCGAAGTATATGGGTTTAAGAAAATAAGCGTTTCGTCTATTTTCATTTCAGCTACTCTTGAAGAAACTGAATCTGGACTAGGGTATCTTGCCATAATTATATTTTTTTACAAAGATAAATTAAATTAACTAAATAAATTAAATAAATAAATAAACCGACAAAAAACAATTACCTCTGTAAAAATTAAACAAATTTCTTTTTTACTAGGTTCAGCTTTGACCTGTATTCAATAATCAAATGCTTTAGCTCATCTTTTGTTGGTTTAGTTACTTGTCTTGCTGTTTCTCGAAGATATTCTACCACAGCGTTATTTTCTTCGTATAATTTTTCTTCAAATACCTCTAAATTACCCAATTTAAAATAATTATCATCCAAGGATTGTGGTCTGCAATTAGCCTCTAACCATCTTGTACCTAAATTGGCTCTGGGTATGAAGTGTCCACATTGTATTTCTTGCCATTTTAGTTTTTTACCACTTGTATAACACTCTACAATGCCGTTTTTATCGGCATATTTACAGCGTATATATTGACTAAAAATATGATCTAAATCACTTACTAAATTTTGAAAACTTTCTCCATCATCTTCAAATTCTTCCATTCTCTTTTGAGTAGATTGTACGGTAGCGCATTGTTTACACATTTTTTTAGAAAACCAATAATCAATGTTACCACAATTAACACAACGCTTTTTCTTGGTTATTATTGTACTATTATATGCCATAATAAATATTTTAACAAAGTTAATTAAATTAAATAAATAAACAAAAATAAATTTTGCAATTTGATTGAATATATTTTACTTTGTGTTAAATCAATCAAAATTTATGGAAAAAGAAATTAAAAATGATGTAAGAGGCGCCATCTTATTACATCTTGATGGAATTGAGCGCACTTTAGCTTGGCTTTCGGATAAGACTCAAATACCCTACCCAACACTTTATTCTGTATTTAAGCAAAGGACATTTGTTCTATCTGATAGAAATTTAGCAAAAATAAATAGAGCATTAGACACTGATTTTATTAACGATTAATTACAAAAAGATGGCTAAAAGATTTACCGACACTGAAAAGTGGAAGAAGCCCTTTATAAGGGGCTTACAAGGTGCTTATAAGCTCCTTTGGTTATATATCTGCGATGATTGCGACCACGCAGGTATTTGGCAGGTTGACATAGAGGTTGCAGCAATAAGAATTGGTGAAAAAATAGATTCAAAAGAAGCAATTAAAAGTTTTGATGAGAAAATTATAATTTTTGATAAAGGTAATAAGTGGTTTATACCATCTTTTTTAGAATTTCAGTACCCATCTGGTTTAAATCCCGACAATAGAGCGCATAATTCTGTAATCATATTGCTTGAAAAATATAATTTAAGAATTTCTAACAATAAGCCCCTTATAAGCCCCTCGGAAGGGTCTATGGATATGGATATGGTTAAGGATATGGATAAGGATATGGTAAAAGCAGAAAAAAAAATAAAATTTAAAGAAAATATTTTATTGACAAAAAAAGAACATTCACAGCTTGTTACAGAATTTGGTGAAAAGCATGTAGCTGATTTTTATGAATACTTGGCAGCGTATAAAGTTGAAAAGTCATATAAAACAAAATCAGATTACCTAACTATCAAGCGATGGGTCGTAGATGCCATTTTAAAGCAAAATAAGACAGCTTCTCCAAAGATTGGTAATAAGTATCAGAACGAATTAGAAACCGCTAGAAACGCCTTTAAACCAATATAACGATGATTACCATTTTTAAGAACATCTTTTCCAAAGAACCAAATTATATTTCTATTGAAGCTGCATTGAAAAGAATACAGCAGGGTAAAAGTAAGGCAATAGTAGAGGAAATTAGAAAAACAATTGATAAGGAGAAAGCAAATAAAATAAAATTAAACCTTCCGTCTATTTGCTTTAGTGGAAAATTTGGAGCAGATAGAACCGATGTTCAATTAATTCAGCATAGCGGTTTTGTTGTGCTTGATTTTGATAATATTTTTGAATTACGAGATAAGCAAACTGAAATCATATCAAATCCATTTGTTTACGCTTGTTGGATTAGCCCTTCTGGAAATGGATTGAAGGCATTGGTAAAAATAGCTAATGGTTCAAAGCATAGGGAACACTTTCAAGCCCTACAAGAAGTTTTTCCTGAAATTGACCGAAGTGGGATTAATGTAAGTCGGGTTTGTTATGAAAGTTATGACACCGAAATTTACATAAACGAAAATGCTGAAGTATTTAAGAAAATTAAGAAAACAGAGAAGATTGTTGTTTACGAAAAGAATGATGATGATGAAAAGATTTTTAAAAATATCGTT